AAAAGATTCCTTAGGCACTTACGCAAGCTGGCCTACCTAGGCCGCCCCCCTCAGGTCGTTGTATGCCTTCACGATCGGCTCTGCCTCCGCTAGGAATTGCTCCTTCAGCGCCTTATCCTGGGCAATAAATTTTGCGCCTCTGGAAGCAAGCCACTGCCTTGCTTTCATTATTGGAAACAGGAAGTGCTTTGGCTCGCTTGGTTCGCTCATGGTGATGGGGTCGGGCAATATGCCGATGCGGAGATAAGTCTGACGCATAAGGCTGGGATCTGCATCGCCACTACTAAGTCGCTTCTGAGTGGCTGCGACTTTCTCATATCGTTTGCCAACCTCTTCAGTAATCCCTGCCTCCTCACACAGCGCCTGCACGTCCTTACCTTCAGTGCGTGCCACGGCAATAATCTCGCCTGCGTCTGATGCCAGTGAGATCGTCCTGCCTACCAGCTCAATCGCCTTATCCCGCGTTTCGTTTAGTTTGTTTATTACAGATAGTAATTTCATTTCTTAATACCTTTCTTTAATGCGGCCATGTTGAATTTCGGTGCTTCACGCCGCCGCTTTGCGTGAACACGGTATGCCCGTTTGCGGTAGGACTCGCGGGCCTTCTCGCTTTTCTGCGATCGTGCTCGGATACCCAACCGATCATAGACTTCTGTTACTTTCTTACTGATCGCCTGCTTGGTGATGCCGTACCGCTTGGCCACGGCCGTCATAGATTCGGGCGAACGGTTAAGAGAGATGTTTAAGACCGCATGCCCCAGCGTGTCCGTTCGGTTGGCCATAGCCGGGTGATCGGCAGACTTATCCATAAGGTGCTCTATCACTTTTGTGATAGTCGCAACCGTTGAGGTGGTGACCGTAATCTTTAGGTCATCGCATGACTCAAAGACCAGGTCTTGCAGGCTATCGATCATGCTTGCTGGATGCGGAATAACCGCTGGGATTCGTTCGATTGCTTCCTGATCTATCATATTAGATTAACCTCGCTAGTGCAGTCGTTAGTGCAGTAATGGAAATGGTGTAATTCATTAGTGCAATAATAGGCCCTAAAGGGCCTTTATTACTGCACCTACATGCTCCGCAATACTGCACTAGTGCAATAAGGGTTACTGCACTAACGTTAAAAGGGCTCATTTGTCACCTTTTTGCTGAATAAACCAGCCTCAGTTTCTTCGATCAGACCGTCCTCTTTGGCCTGCTTTACACGGGCCTTCGCTTGCCGTTCCTGCAACCCGGTGGCCTGCTGTACAAATGCGACCACTTGGCTGTATTTAGCCCCTTCGGGTAACTTGCCCCAATCGATCGACATAGCCTTTCTGCCCACTGACTTTTCAGGCGCTCCTACTTCAATCCACGCCATCCCCTTGTCGGCATGCTTTAGGTGAACTAAAGGCTGCGTCTTGCTGGCTATAAAATCGCTCGCAGTGACGTTAGGACGCAAGCCAGACCGCTTTCCGCGCTTGGTCACCTCAAGCTTATAGGTGTACGTGCCTTGCTCATCCTGGCCACAAGGTGACAGCATTAAAACGGCTCTTGCCCAATTCGTCAGCTCGCTCGATCCAAATCCGCTGTACGCCTTGTCGTGCCCTTGGTAACCGCTGCCGTCCCTTGTTGGTTTTGGGGTATGGTGCATAAGCATCCAGGCAAATCCGCCAGATAGGGCGAGCGGGTTAAGCAAATTACGCAAAAAGCCACCGGCCGTCTCCTGGCTGGATAAGTCGCCACCGATAAACGCGAGCAACGGATCTACCCAGGCTAGGTCGGGTTTATGCTTTTCAGCTAAGCGACGCATCCTGTCCACGAACCGCTCACCCGTGGATGTACAGTCGCGAACGATCACGATGTTCTGCTTCACCCGATCCAGCTCCTCTGCGGTCAAGTCCAACGCCTTTAGAATGCCCTGCAACGCCTCAGCCACGTCGCCCTCATCGTTCTCCGCCTGCACAATCAGCGATTTCAATGGCTTGCCGTGTGGCGATATGCCAAACAGATCACGCCCGGCCGCCCAGGTGATAGCGGCCTGTAGGCAGAGCACGCTTTTACCAAGGCCACTGCTCCCCACCCACAACGCCGATCCGCCACGGCAAATCCATCGCTTGCCAAGCAGTTGCGTTATGTCGGCATCCTCCTTGAAATTTACTAACTGCTCCCAGCTATACGGCTCAGGAATATCACCGTAGATCGTTCGCTCCATCCACTCCATGTAAGTCAAAGTAGGTGCGCCACATTCGACTAACTCTTGCTGTAAGCCCGTGGCAGTACGCATAGCACCGGGCAACCGAGACAACCGGCCTGCGTCCTTGTTAGCCGGATCGGGCTTAGAATGTTCTAGGTGCTTGTAGATAAAATCCACACGTTCAGCAAACTCCTTGGCATTGGCTGCCCGAATCTCCACCCATGCGTGCAGGCTTCGCGATCCGCTCTTTATGATGGACGACGTCGGCAACCCACTGCGCTTAATGATCGCCCACTGTTCGGCCATCGTGCTTTCATCAAACTCAATCAGGCAATGGCGAAACTTGGTAATCGACTCGGCCTTGCGGTTCTTGCCGTTGTTAGCGTTAATCGAAACATAGACGCCCACTGCATCCCCTTGCCATTCCTTCAATCCGTCGGCCTTAAACAGCTCTAGCCATTCCTCCCGGCTTCTCGTCTCGCCAGCACCGTCCGGCCGTTCGCGGCCGTCCTTGTCCTTAATTGATCGACAGATGTTTATGTAATCGCCTACATCGAAACACGTAGTCAGGAACTTATCTACCGGCCCGCTCTCCACGCTGATCGGCATGGGCGGTACTGGCAGATCCTCGCGCACGATCGCCCCGTTCTGATAGGCATACTTGGCCTTAGGCTTCCACGCCTCCCTGGCTGGTTTACTAAATGCGGATCTGACCGCACTCACGGCCTCATTCTGCGATAGCCCCACCTTAAAAGCCCACTCCTCTGCGTTAGTCGTTGCGTCGAACTCCGTCAGCCCTTGGTCGCGCCACTGGCATGCCAGTTTGAATAGCTGTGTATTGCGCTCACCCTCAGCGGCTCCGTTGCGATGGATGGCTTCGATAGCGGGTGGTAGTGGTGCGATCATTTTTTGACCAACCCTTCCAACGCTTTCGTGATTACATACTCAATCACCGCCTCCTGATCCTTCTTTAACTGCTTCAGCCCGAATGCGTGAAACGCCTTTGCCGTCTTGGCGTCATAGGTTACGTCGACTAGAACCTGCTTTGGTGCTGGCCTTGATTTTCCAAAAGTAATTTTGCCTAGATCCTTCATTTGCGTTTGCTCCTCTTTTTGCGTGGCTTCACTTCCTTCCAAATCTCAAAGTCCTTGTCGCACTCGACGGACAACAACATCAGCCGCTGATACAGCCACCCGCCCCAGCTCCACCGGGCAATCGTGTGGCTGACCATGTCTCCTAGGTAATAAAATATAATTGAAAGCAGTTTCATTTTTTGGCCTCCATCGCCTTGGCCTCCATCGCCTTGGCCTTATAGCCTTCGGCCTGCTTAAGCATTTCCGTAGCCATCAGAACGGCCAGATCCAGCCGGGTGCGTACTGCGTCGTACTGCTTCTTCAGCAAATTCTTCTTCGCACGCTCGAGCACGGCGAGATGCCAGGTAAGGCGTTTTACGGACATAAACGCTCCTTAAATATGGCGAAGGCTATATCAAATGTTTTCTTGGACATTTCTTCGGTAAACATTTTTGGCTCAACCGATACGTGCTTTCGCTCTTCTTGAATTATGTGAAAGAAAAGTGGCCAGATAGAATCTGTGTAAAAAAATGCAATTATATCGACCTCGTCTTCGCTATATTTCGTTTTCTCGTATCTACCCTTGCAAACAGATCCGCGTACCATGCCGTTTTTTATGTCCTCAGAAGTTTTTACATTAATAACGCATAGGTGTTTATTATGTTTAAGCCATACATCGCCAGAGTCTTGCCCATGCAGTTGTGTCGCCTTAAACCCCATCCTTAAAAGCATTCCAACGCAAAGTGGCTCATGTGCGTATCCTTGATCAAGATTGGATGAGGTTGATCTTGTTTCGGTAATGGCTTCCTGAAAAAGAGTTGTCTGTGTCATTTCTTTTTCTTTCTCGAAAAGACCAAAGTCCATTGTTTTGGCCTATAGTTAAAATCCTCTATTAGTTCATGCACGTCGTAACCAACCGATTCGATTGCAGACAAGATCTTTCCAGCCTCCACCCACTTAGCCTTTTCTTTCTTTGTGTTTTTAAATTGTTTTTTCATATTTTTACCACTGCCCCATTCCCCAGCGCATGCGATTGGCGCGGGCCTCTCGCACACAATTGGCGTACTGCTCCGGCGTGTAGGTGCCGATGATCCGGGCGGAGAACATGGTGAGCAGATCGGCTAGGCTCACAGCACCGCCTTTGGCAGCGGCCCCGCCAGTTTGTAGTGGTACCTGCTTGCGTCGTATTCCAGCGGATAGCCGAAGAAGTCACGCAGCAGATCGATGTCCCGTTGGATGGTCTTGTAGCTACATTCGAGCTTAACGCCCAACCTGGCACAGCTAGGCAGCGTTAGATCCCGGCGCAGCATTCCGGCAATCACACCTAGGCGGCGGAACGTTGGGCGTGTGTCGCCAAGGCCAGCAGCCCGATTGCGTTTTGATGCAAGCCTAGCGGCCGTCGTACTCACTTCATCACCTCTACCATCGCCACTTTCGGCAACCGCATTGCGTTGAACTGCTTTTCACTGGCAGCAAAGACGTCAATCACCGGCAACTTGCCGCCGCTCGCCTTCTTGCTTTTTACTGCCGTGCCCGTATCCACGGCCACCCACTCCCGCTTCCCGCCCATCACTCGTATCTTCGACCAAAGTGGAATGATGTCTGGATCGACGGCGCAGTGACGGCCGGCCCGCAACCTGGTGCCAGTGCTCGATTGATAGCGACTCGACCACTCATCTTCCCCTGGCCAATAGCCAGTGATTCGCACCTTAATCTTTTTCACGTCGATCTTTTTGGCGTCCGGCCGCATGTCGATCATCACGTTCGACGCCTGCGTGGCTGGGAACCCAAAGAACGCCAGAAACGTCAGCACTACGTTGCAAAGCGCTCTCATAGCCCCGGCCTCATTCGATCGATCAGATCGTTTTCGCGTCCTTCAGCAGCCGCCAGCGCAGCCTTTGCCTCCGCCAGCTCACGGGCCAACGAGCGCACGCGGTTAAGCAACTGCTCGTGGGTGGATTGTTCGGGTAGGATCTCGATCACAACTTTACCTCACGCGGGTCGTACTTCTTCAGCCAGCGCCACACTTTGCAGATCGATGTGAACGCCTCGAACGCCTGGGCAACTTGCTCGGCGGTGTAGCGAATGTCCTGCAACTGGCCGGTGACTGGATCGATCAGAATGTTTCGGCAAGCCATCCCATCGTCGGTAAATGCGTATGCGTAGGCACTGAGCTGAAGCAGATCAGTTTCATAGCCTGCCGCTTTCCCGTTCTTAAATTTGCGTGTCTTAAAATCGATAACCTCCATCTCACCGTGGATCTGGGCGATCAAATCTACCCTTCCTGCGTAACCTTCAGCTTCATTCACTAGCACGGACTCGCTGGCGTGAACTTTAGTTACGCAACACTCCCGCCATTCCTTTAGGCCCGCATAGTGCTCCTCGTAGCCTTTGATCAGTTCACCCGGCTCTTGCCGATTGATTATCATTTCAGCCAGGGAATGAATGTGAGTCCCGCGGGCAGCAGCGGCCTCGACTTCCTTTCTGCTGTCTAATACGACTCGCTTGGCAAAATCGGCCAAAGATTCACCATCATTGCGCGGGAGCGAAAGAGCCGCAGCAATCGCCTGCTCCTCCTTCCAATTCATCAGCCCCTGCTTGCTGGGGCCAGCCGCCCCGAGGATGGTGGTTACGGACGGATACGCCCCGACCTTGCGGGCAGATCGCAGATCACCGTGGCACGACTCACCCGACGCCAGGTAATAGTGCGACGACTCCGTCTTTGCCGTGGCAATTAACGCGGCCATTATTGCCAATCCTTAATCAGTCGCATGGTCATTAGAGCCAGCACGACTGCTGTGGTTGGGAATACGATTTGAACTATTAAAGTTAGGATTTCCATAGAGGGTCTTTCTGGCCGAGGTGGGAATTGCCCACCCCGGCCAATTTGGTTAGAACGGTACGGGTGTTCCGTCGGCATCCAGCTCGACTACTGCTGGTTTCGGTGCGCCCGGACGATTGCATTTCCGGATGAAGTCTTTATCGACTTTCACTTTGTTCGCTCCGGCAGGCAGTACCGCCTGCACATTGGCGTATGTAGAGCCATCACGCTCCGCATGGGTCACAAGGATCTGGCACGGCTTACCGATCAGCGTTTCCAGATCCAGATTCTGCGGTGGCGCCTTTTTGGCGTAGGATTTCAGATCTTTGAACAGAGCCGCTTTCTCATGCAGGCTCAGTCCGTAACGCCGGCCGATGGTGAACGGCCGCCCGTCCTCCATCTTCTCAGCGATTTGCCAGACCAACCTGATCTGGTGCTTCTTTCCATACTGCGTTTCCACTACGCCGAGATCCTCAACGTCGCAGAACACTGCGTCGTGATTCCCTTCCGGGGCTGGCGTATATGTGCCCCCTCTT